CGCTCCCCGTCGCGCACAATGAAGGTGGACTCCGCGGCTACGGACTCGCGCGCTGCGGCCCGCGCCTTCAGGTCGGCCATGTTCAGGGCCAACCCGTACACGAGCTCGGAGTCCCTCTCCGACAGGGCCGCCACGTATGACTTGAAGCTACCGGAGTCCTTGCAGAACACGAAGGTGGTCTTTACCTTCTGATCCCGGTCCTTTACCTCAATCTCGAAGGTGGCGTTCAGCCCGCTAGTTTGAAGTACTTTGCGATCCGCCATGTCAAAGCCTTTCTCCAGGTCGGTTATCTCTTTTGGGTGTCGGCCATCCCATTCCGTCGGCTTTCTGCCCCCCTTTCGCCTTGATGACTTGCAAGCGCCCTGCCAGTCGTATAGCAGGAAAATATGCTTTGTTATCGCATACTTACAACTCGCTGATCCTGGCACAATTTTTGCTTGCCTGGCATCCTGCCCGAGCCCCATTTCGGGCATTATGCCCTAGGCGAAATACGTCAATGATTCCAAATATTTAGAAGGCACCGCGCATGGGCATTTCGCCCGACCGATCTGGCACGCCCCTTGCATTTGCAAATTGCGCGCCGCGCTTGTGAAAGGATGCTCATATGCACAGCAAATGTCGTGCCAGCACGGCGCGTGCCAACCGCAACCCCTAGTATGACAATTTTTGTCGCCACTATAAATTGTACCCCCGGCAGGGGGTTTTTGTCTCGACTTGGCATGAAAATTGCCGTCCACCTCACGCAGAAAATCGGATTTTTCCCTTTTCAGACTTTCTGTCGGCGCAAGCGCCGCGCCCTGCGGGCGCGCCCCCTAAGTACGCATGGTATAAAGCAAAAATAACTCTTGACTCGCGCGCGCCCCCTGTGCTATCATTATGACTATGAAGCCGGGCGTGCATCTTCAAGTTTTGCAACTTGCGCGGCGCGGAACTTCGCTCCTGGAGATCGCCACCGTGACAGGCATTCCTGTTGCCGCCCTCGCGGTAATTCTCAAATCGCCACTTGCAGCAGCGGAGCTTGTCCGTGCCTCTTGAGCCCCTCTACTCGTTAGATGTTGCAGTGGAGCTCATTCCCTGTTCGAAGATTGTTCTCGAACACATTCTCTCGCGACGCGCCTCTGAGTTTGACCCACCACTCTGGCACACAATGTATCATGAAGCAACTGGTAAAGGAAACCCCGCGTGCCGGATGCTGCGTGAGTCTGAGTGCCTAAAGATTCGGGGGATAATCCTCAAATCCGGAGGGCCTCGTCGTACGGGACTCAAACGCGATCGTCACCTCCTAACTGGAATAGGTAGGTTCCTTGAGGTGGATTTTGCCGGATAATCTCCCTATGGCTTTGTCTGTTGAGAAGGTGCGTCACGAAATGCTCCGGGGCATTCTTGTTCCCCGAGAACTCGTGAACGAGGCACTAAAGACCACAGCATCAAAGCTGCACGCGCGCGAGACTAAGTTCTTCAGTTTCAGGGGGCGAGTTACTGACAAGCGTGATGTAGATGACCATGCTGTTCAGCTTCAAGCGGCTGACCAGATATTCTCTCTCGCCGGTCTGTATAGCCGTGAACGTGAGAGCTTGCGAAGCACGCCCGGTGTGGCCCTTGAGGTTGACCCGAGCACGGGTGTTATTCGCATTGTTGTCGGCGTGGTGGAGACACAGGGCGCCCTTCCCGTCGGGCCTTCACCTGCTGAAGAATGTGTCGAGGCGCTCGCCCTCAGTCGGGTGGCGATCGAGGATGAGTTATTCTCGGACGACGAATGACCACACGTGACCACTTCCGACTACGTTCCTATCAGCGCGCGCCTCTCGTGGCACGCCGCGCGGGCTGTAAACGTTTTGTGAGTGTGTGGCACCGCCGAGCTGGTAAGGATCGTACGTGGCTTGCCATTACCCTCACCGAAATGCTAGAACGCGTGGGTGTCTATTTCCACGTCTTCCCTTCTCTCAACCAGGGCCGACGTGACCTCTGGGACAATATCGTCCACGAGAATACTAACGGTATTGAGCGCCCCGTTCCGATGCTCTCTATGTTCCCGCCTGAACTCGTTCATAGTCGTAACGAAACAGAGATGCAAATCCGTTTGATAAACGGATCTGTGTGGCAAATCATGGGTGCTGATAGCACTGAGGCAATCGAGCGCTTGCGCGGCCCCAACCCCATCGGGATCGTCTTTAGTGAATACTCTTTCATGCTCTCCGAGGCATGGGACACACTTTCTCCAGTTCTCGCGGAGAACGGTGGGTGGGCAGCTTTCGTTTACACACCTAAAGACGAAGGTCACGGCTTCAAACTTTATAACTATGCAAAAGAGTCTCCAGAGTGGTTCGCGCAACTCCTCACAATAGATGACACGCGCCGTGACGCAGTAGGCGAGTCTGGTGGCCCTGTGATCTCTCGAGAGGAGATCGAGGAGCTTCGCAAACAGGGTCAGCGCGAAGAGAATATCCAACGTGAATACTACTGTTCCTTCAAGGGCTTCCTCCACGGTACGATCTACGGTGATCTCGTCGCTCTTGCGCGCCTCGACAATCGCATCACGCGTGTGCCTTACACTGTTAACCTTCCTGTGGGCACTTGTTGGGATATCGGCGTCACAGACGCAACTGCTATGTGGTTCTACCAACGCCTAGGGCAGCAAATTCTGTTCATTGACTATCATGAAGATAATCAGAAAGGTGCCCAACACTACGCACGTGTGCTACGTGAGCACAAACCCTACATGTATGGGAGATTGATTCTCCCACACGATGCTCGTTGGTCTGCTGAAGATTTGTTTAGTTCTCTCGGTTTTCGCGGCGTGGGTGTTGCTCGCAAGATCCCTGTGCAGGCTGGCATTGATAGCACACGCCAGATATTCTCACGTTTCGTCTTTGACGAAATCAAATGCGCTCGGGGCATTACTTGTTTAGAGAGATATGCTCGAGAATGGGACGAGACGTTAAAAACGTTTCGTGTTCAACCTCGCCATGACGAGTATTCTCACGGTGCTGATGCTCTCCGAACAGGTGTTGTTGGTGGCTTTGACCCCCTTGAATTCTACGCAGGTCAGGGTGGCGAGTTAAAGGTGGAAACAGAATTCGACCCGCGAACCGTAGGAGGCATACATGGCCGGCTTGTTTAGTTCGCCAAAAATGCCCTCGCCACCTCCTCCTCCACCGCCACCTCCCAAAGAGGAAGACCGTGCAGTTCAAGAGGCCGCCGCGGAAGCGGCGCGGCGTCGAAAGTCTGCACGTGGCTTCCGCTCTACTATTTTGAGTACGCAGCTTCTCTCCCAAGCGAATCCTGCGCTTCGAGATACGATGGGTTCTTGACATGGCCGTGAATGGTCCAGAGATTGTGAAGCGTTACCAACGCCTGAAAAGCGAGCGTTCTACTTTTGACGCTCGTTGGGAAACAATGGCACCATTCATTGCCCCTTCACGTGTGGGTATCACTACACAATGGTCTCCTGGCTCCAAACAGACAACAGGTGTGTACGATAGTACAACCATGATGGCCGCCGAAACAATGGCAATGTTCATTGCCGGTCATATCATCAATCCCTCACAACGTTGGTTTGGATATACACTTCGTGACCCCGAGATCGGCACCTCTGATGAAGTCAGAGAATGGCTCGAAGAGTGTCGCGATCGCACTCTCAAACGCCTCTCGGCGTCACTATTCTACGCTGAGGGCCCAGAATCCCTAATTGACTACGGAGGGTTTGGAACAGGCTTTCTCTTGACTGAGGAAGCGCCCCAACCCGTGAACCGTGTCATGCGGGGGTTCCGGGGATTTTATTTCCACGCTGAAAAAACAGGGCGTTTTGTGATCGCAGAGGGACCTGATGGTCTTGTAGATACAGCATTCAGAGAGTTCTCCCTCACAGCACGTGTTGCATATGATCAGTGGCGCGATCGTACGCCTGAGGCGTTACGTGAGGCAGTCAAAACACAACCGGATAAGCGTTACACGTTTATCCATGCAATCTACCCTCGACCCGTGTCTGAGCAAGGCGCGGGCTCGCAGGGCATGCCTTGGGCCTCTTGTTGGATTGAACTAGAATCAAAGATCGTAGTTCACGAAAGTGGTTATGTCACTTTTCCCGCGGCGGTCCCTCGTTATCACAAGACCCCAGGTGAAGTATATGGTCGAGGAAGGGGCGATCTCGCCTTTCCTGATACTTGGACACTTAACACCGCCAAAAAGATGGGGCTCGAGGACTGGGCCCTGAAGATTAGGCCACCTGTTCTTGTTCGAAGCGATAGCGTGATCGGAACGTTGAAATTGACACCAGGCGGGCCTACAGTCATGAACACACACGGCCTTCCTATACGCGATACGATTATGCCCTTTGAGACTGGCTCGCGCCCCGAGGTTTCGCATCTTAATGAAGAGGAGCTCCGACGTTCCATACGTGAAATTTTCTACGTAGATGCGATCCGTCAGCTCCTTCAAGTTGAAAAGAGTGAGATGACGGCTTTTGAGTTCGCCAAGAAGATTGAACTCTTGTTTAGATTGCTTGGTCCCGTGTATGGTCGTTTGGAGTGGGAGTACCTCCATCGAGTAATCGACATTACCTTTGACGTCCAGATACAGGCCGGGGCTTTTAGTCCCCCACCCGATGAGATATATCAAACGGACGGACAGATCGATGTGATCTTCCAAAATCCCATTGCCAAGGCACAGCGCGCTGGTGATGTTGAGGCGCTCACAATGGCAATTGCAGATCTCGCACCGCTAGCGCAACTTTTTCCCCAGACCTTGGATCGCCTCGACCCCGACAAAGCGGCGGATGGCGTCCTCGACATTCGCGGTGTGCCCGCGAAGTGGCAACGCAATGATCGTGAGATCATCGCACTACGCGCCGCGCGACAGGAACAAGATGAACGCGAAAACATGCTTGCTCAAATGGAACAAGTAGCGGGTGCGGCGGGCAAGGCAGCACCAATGTTAAAGATGATGTCAGGAGCACAAGGTGCTCAAAACACTCGCTAGATGGCTAGGGCCTAAGTGGTCTCGAACGATTGAGACCGACCTAGCAAAATCTTACCACGCGACGTTCTCAACCCCAGATGGACAGCGCGTGCTTCGACATTTGCTAGACAACATTTATTTTACCACCTACGGTGGTGTTGATCCTAACACAGCTCTTGTACTCAATGCGCGTCGTACTGTCGTGCAGGAAATCTTGGAAAACATTGACCTAGGCGAGCGTCCGCATAAATATGTGCTCGTAGAGGAGCTGCCAAATGCCTCTTGACTCAACATTGCTCGCACAGCTTCCTGATACACTTTCCGTCGAAGTAGATGGAAAGCCCCTGCCTCTTCGCGAGACATCTTTTGTGAAGGAGGCACGTGATTTTCCAACCTTCGTTCGAACTGCCTATGACGCGCATCGTGAGGTTGGGGCTCGCATTCCTGTGAAAGTCAATGGCCCCGAAGGGGTCCAGGAATGGCGGAAGACACACCTCCCAACACTTTACAAATCAGGTCTCCTAGATGCGCCACCGGCTTCGCCCGACGAATATGGTGTGGTCAAACCGTCGGACTTGCCAGATGGTCTTGCGTGGGACGACGATCGGGCAAAACGTTACGCCACCGTACTGCACAAACACGGCGTTCCGAAAGCGGCTGTTCCAGAGTTGATGCAACTTCACGTTGAATCTCTTCTTGGTGCGCGGCGCGCTCTCCAAACTTCTGTTGAGGAGGGTATGAAGACTCTTCGTACCGAGCACGGAGATAAATTCGAGGAACGTGCTGAACTCGCAAAGCGACTTACGAGTGCTATCTTCAAAACGCCCGAAGAACTTGCGTTCTTCGAGGAAACGGGTCTTGGAAACCATCCTGGTTTTCTGTCGGTACTCATGCGACTCGCACCTTTCGCCGCACAAGATTCAAGTGTGCTTGCTGGTAGTTCTAGTGGTGGCGCACTCTCTGGTGAGGATGTTCGCAAGGAAGTTGCAGACATTATGTCCAATCCTCAGAACCCTCGTAACAAGCTCTACTGGCAACGCGATAAGGCCACCCTTGAGTACGTGGAGGGGTTGTACAAAAAGGCATATGGTGATGCCAAGGTGGAGGTGTGACATGCCACTTACAAAAAAGGGTAAGACAATTCTCGCGAGCATGATGAAAGAGTACGGAAGTGAGAAGAAAGCGAAGTCCGTTTTTTACGCGAGCGTCAATGCGGGCAAGATCACAGGGGCACACAGATGAGTGAATATCAAGGCGTGGATGTTGAGCATCCTCGCATTGTCGAGGCTATCAAAAACCTCGCGCGCGAGGGACGCTCTACCGACGAGATCGCTCGTATCGTAGGTATGCCTTACGAAGTAGTGCGAAAGTACGAGCGAGAAGTGCGAAGAGGGAAATGAGGAGTCGGGAAGCCGTACAGCAGGTCCGGCTCTGTTTGCTGTCGCAAGGCGCGGCGTACGCGCAAGGTTGGGTCCGCAATGTGCGGACAGCCCACCGCCTTCACATGATCGAAAAGGCGGAGGATACGAACAATGCCCGTAACAGTTGACCAAGCATGGGTTTACAGGTTTCACGATCAGCTTCTGCTCACTTACCAGCAGAGGGGTTCTCTCCTAGAGAATCTCATCGACCCTGGTATGGTGCATCGAGATGTGAACGCAGCGATCGACCACTTCGAGCGTCTGGGCAACGTCATTGCCAACGATGTGATCAGTCCATTTGGGCAGACCAAGATCCTCAATCCCGAGCACTCTCGTAGGGCGGTCACCCTACAGAGTTCAGACGCTGCTGTACTCGTGTCGGATGAGCACACACTGCGGAGCATGGTGAACCCACAGAATGGCTACACGAACACGATCGTGTATGCCCTTGGACGTCGTGCTGATAAGCACATCATCGACGCCCTCACAGGATCTGCAACAACCGCTGCCGTGACAAGTGGTAGTGGTGTTGTCACCTACGGGTCGCAGGCTCTGCCTTCGGCCCGTAAGATCGGCGCCGCAACAGCGATGGACCTCGCGCGCATCATCAATGCGAACGAGTTGCTCAGCAAGGCCGGTGCGCCAAACGGCGCGGGCGAGCGTATCATGCTTTACTCGCCCGGGCAGCTTCGTGACATTCTCGCCATCACTCAGGCGTCATCGAGCGACTTCACCAAGAACCAGATCCATGATCGTGGCACTATCAATGGCGTTGCCTGGGAAGGCTTCAACTGGATCGAGATCGCAGATGTCATGGACCCTTCTGTGAGTGTGCTCCAGCGCATGTTGGCGTTGGCGAGCACAACACGATCGTGCGTCGCTTTCTGCCGTAGTGCGGCGGGTCTCGCGATCGGTCGTGACATTCAGACCAAGATCAACGAGCGGCCTGATCTGAACAATTCTATTCAGGTCCGTAGCGTGATGATGCAGGCCGCCGTTCGTGTCTGGGAAGGTGGCGTCGTTCAAGTAGACGCGTTGGAAAACTAATAGTTAACTGGGGCTAACAGCCCCAGGAGGATAGGCAATGACAGTCACAAATCGGAACTCGACGCTTTACACGAAGCTACACGTGAATAAATACCTGGGAGACGCTCGCGATGTTGGTGGGCGTGCCTACCCAATCCCCTTTCAACATACGGTGGTCTCTGGTGAGACAGGAGGCGCGAGCGCGGGCGTGCGTGACACCGTCAATCTCTGTGTGCTTCCCGCGAACTGCATGGTCGTTGGGTTGGAGATTTCAGCCAACGCCGTTTGGGCCTCTGCCGGTACGAACGGCACTCTCCAGCTTGGTGATTCGGGTGATGACGATCGCTACATGATCGCAACCGAACTTTACACGGCGGCTGGGAGTCCGCTAGGAAGTGACTTCAAACACGTAGGTTTGGCCTTCGCTGGTCAGAACTACAAGCCCACGGCAGACACGATTGTACTCGCGGAGTACCGTGGAGCGAGTCCGGTCGTAGGCAAGATTTTCAAGGGCGTCTTCTGGGTGGTGCCGGGAGCGTAATGTGACCAACAGAAATGCAGCCTCTATGGGCACCTACGGGTCCACGTGGGAGGCTGCTGGCTATAGTGGGGGCGGTCTTGTCGGAGACCTTGTGGGTACTCTACAAGACCGTCCCGCTATAGTTTGTGGTAACGCCGATGGCGTCTTTGATGAAGCGCGCTTCGCATTGATAAAATATCCCAATGCGGTTGTGTTCGGCGTCAACGACATTGGCATGTACCTTGATCGCCTTGATCACTGGGTCTCTCTTCACACTGACAATCTTGGAGCGTGGAAAGCTGTTCGATGGCTCCACCCACACGCGGCGGAGAAGACACAATATCATGCGATCGATCGACGATCTTTCATCGATCATGTGTGGACCGGGCTTACTCCGTTGTTTGCTGTTTCGGGCTACTTTGCAATGCAAATTGCCCACATTATGGGCGCCTCGCTCATAATCCTCTGTGGATGCCCTGGAAATCGTACGCGACGATTTTTCGAGGCTGAGGCACGTGCCGATTTTGAGTACGGCGCGGGCTCTGCTGGTAGTGATAAAGGCGTTCGTGAGCAACTCATACACGAGATGCAACGCCTTCCCGACTTCAAAATCAAGGTGAGAAGTTTGAGTGGATGGACTCGTGATTTCTTTGGGAGTCTGTAGCTTCACCTGCTGAAGGAGGTGTCAGATGGCGGCCTTTGCGACATTTGCTGCGTGTGAAACTCGGGCAGTAGCGAAGGTGGCTGATGGAACCTGGACCAACGCACACGCGTGCCGGAAAAATGATGGTACGCTTGCGGTACGTGTTCAGCGCAAGATGTCGCCTACAAACCCGGATTACGGTGCGTGGGTTGAAATCACTGACGATGCGACAACATAGGAGAAGCCCATGAGCGAAATGACCGAGCAAGAAGCTCTGAGTGTACTGCATCAAGTTAGGGGCCTTCGAGACGCTTTCTTGGGCTTTAACCACGTCGTGGATAAACTTACTCCTGTAATCGGACTGATCTCACAGGCACGGCAAGATGTTGCGGCGTTGGAGAGTCTGAAGGAAGGTCTTGAGAATGATATTTTGGCATTAAACGAACAAAAACAGAAAGCAGCTGAAGCGTCTGCTG